GGCTATGACTGAGTTTTTACCCTGGCGCAAGCTGGGGTTTTTTGTTGGGAAAGCAGTCTCAAAGTGAGACAGGTACAGAGATTGTTGCGAATAGGCCTAATTTATCTTTAACTAAAGCAACAGCCTTATCCCTCTTTTATATTTAGGGATATGTAAGATTTTTGAGACACATACGAGACTCATGAGATTCATCTTACATATCCACTTCTTACACATCGGATAAGGCTGTTGTATTAGTACTAGAATAAAAGGGGGTTTCAAGTCCATACTCTGCACTTAAAGGGGCAATTCTCATGCCTCGTCTCAAACGAGAAACATGAGACACCTTTTGTACCAAGGCTTCTGACGGAATCTTACACATCCACTTTTTTCACATGGCAAACGTATTGCGTGGCTACAGACCAGTAAAAGGACAAGTAAACTTTCGGTACTTACGCTCCACAGAGCCCAAGGCACTGGAACGGTGGGGTTACTACCAAGGATTCCCCTGTGTTTTTGGGCATACCATCCGTGATGCAACCAACCATTGGTGTTATGAATGCGTATTGAAAATCAAAAGCAACTTTTGTGGCTTTGATTTGAACTACTTACATTTGGACTACAAGACCTCAATGCACCGGCTGTGGCGGCGGGTTCACATCGGAGATTGGGATGAATGCTGGGACATAACCGACCCTGGTACCAAGGGGCTCAGGCGTGTCTGGATGCCCTCTCACCGCTCCTTTACGGACAACACACTGGGTAATAACATCACAGTTCAGAAGGCTATCTATTCCTGCACCTGGGGGGATGTAGGAAGTCTCAGAGTGAGTCGCACGTGCAACAACCCAAGATGTTGCAACCCTCTTCACATGGTCAGCAGTTGGAATCGCAAGACACCACCAAAGGCAGTCTCACCTTTCTGTACTGAGTATCAAGTTGAGAAACTAATGCTGCTCGCAGACCTAGAACGTAAGGGCTTGGACGCCAGCAAAGTAATCCAGCGTGAGTTCAGGGCCAGCATCACTGCTCCCAAAGATGCTCAAATTGACCCCAAGTACAATGAAGAATAACACTAGATGTTGACAGGGAAGTGACTAGAAGCCAGGAGGCGCAACGTCAACGTACTCAAAATAACCCCTTGGTTTTGGGAAGTTTTGATACGACTTCCCTTAAGTACTTAAAAGGTAGGCTGGGTCCTTTAAACCAGCTTGTGGGCCGGGCAGATACAAACCAACAATCCAATGGTGGTTTTGGTGGCGGCACTTACAACCACTGGTTCCAGATTAATTTAAAAGAACCCGCTTGGATCATTGTTGCCAAGGCTGGGCTAAGACCAAACTATATTCAAACGTCTGTCTATGATTTAAACAAGCAACCTATTGAAGGGCGCGGCATATTTCAAGATGATTCAGTAGAAGTAACCAATGGTACAAATACGTTTTATCCGTATTTTGCTACCACGATGGGTGCCCAATCTGATTTATATAATACTTTTGATGCTGGTCGTTTAGACCGTGGTGATGAAAGGTATTATCCGTTAGAAACCGGAGGATACTTACTGTGTATTTCAACAACCAGGAATGAACTTCTTGACTACGAAGTTGGGTTGGTTATCGAGTTTCCGATAACGGAAATGTTTATTGCCACAGAAGATGAAGATGAGATCAGTTTACTTTTACAAGAAACAGCGATTGACTTTTCAAGAACAATTAATGTCATATCTCCAGTTACTGTTGATACAATCGTTTCGGCTAGCGTCGAACAACCTAATGGTTTTACGGAGCTTCTTGCCATAGTAAACCCAGGAATTACGGTTACTGTTTTATTTGGTTCCGAGTGGCTTATCAGTGAGCAAATTCCTTCAGCACAAGAAGATGACTATGCTGTGATTGTCGATGCAGACCCTGCGTTTTTTAATAGCATTCACGATCACTCTCTTGCTGAGTGGCAAGAGCACTGGGAAAATACCCACCAAGATACCGACAAGTTTCCAGAGGCCTTCATTCCTTTAACCAATAGGGCATAATTTATTTAAGATTTAGGTAGATAAAAAATAACCAATGAGAAGGCGTAAGGTAAAGAAAAAGCTTCTTACTGTTTTTTTACCGGAAAGTTACTTCATGAAACTCCGATTGGTTTCATGGATGTGCACACCTACCGGAACAATTTGGCTAGCTTCGTTGGCGGTAAGTAAAAGCAAAAGACAAATCAATGATTGGATGAGTAGGCGGACTAGAACAAAACGAGTAAATCGTTTGGATTCTAATTTGACAGGTAAGTTAACTATTAAGTTAATGTTGCAAGTAATGGAGCAAGTTCACATCTGGTGTGATGAGCTTGCCAATGGTGATATGTTTGTATTTAATTGTGAGTCAGCTGATCCACAAAAACAGTTTCGTGTGTGGGGTAAATGGTTAAGTAAAAAAGAACTTGGCTACACGTGGGTGCCAAATAAAGAACATTTGTCTTTTTATTTTTACAAGCATGTGAATTTAGAATAAGAGTAAGCCTCCACAAAGCCATGAGCAAATTAACCGAGTACCTGGAAATTGCACTTGCAGTACACGCTTCTGCGTCTATTATTTGCGCATTGACGCCCACAAGGAAAGATGATGACATCCTTGGAAGGATTTACAAAGTACTAGAGTTTCTAGCTTTGAATATCGGACGCGCCAAGGATCGTTAAGTTAGTTACTGTTTTTTAACGCGAGATAAGTATCGCCCAACCTGTGCTCCCGCCATCTACCTCCCAACGCGGGAGCCAATTTTTTTTACTGTAACGAATATTCTTACCTCCAATATGACTGTTACTGGTATATCCACCATTAATCATATTGGCTTCTCCAAACGGATCATGGAGTACAAAATGAGTGGGTGTAAAGCCACAAACCACTCCCCAATGACCACCACCTGTGGGTTTAGTTACTGCACCGTGGTGTAACCAACCGCAGGCTACGGGCCTGTTATGGCGGATTTCATTTTCCAACAGGGCTGAGTTACCGTTGGTTACAAATTTTGCTTTAAGTCCCAGTGATTGCAGTGCTTTTAACTGAGCAGAACTATCCGTGGTATCACCAAACTTACTTCTAATTGTGTTGTATTCATCATCTGTTTTTACTTTGCCGTAGAAAGCAGCAACCATTGCGCAAGAAGAAGAAAAACATTCACGATTTCCTTGGCCAGACTTGTTATCTAGTTGATAGAAGTAAGGTACAGTCAAGATTTTTTCTGTTACCACTGGTGTATTACCCCCAGGGGTAGCCAGCGTTTTATCCATTAACTGAATTAGTTTTGTTGCGTAGTTAGGATCAGTTGCATACCCTTCTTTAACCAAGAGTTCTGCACAGTTGTTTCTACTGGTAGCGCGGTTTACACCTTTGTGTACTTTGTAATCTTTGTACCAACGTGTTACGAGATATTCAACGCAAGTATATAGATCAGGAAAATCAATAAATGCTGCAGTAATTGTGATCCATTGACCATTAATAAATTCTTGTGTGCTGGTTGATGTGCCTGAACCCTTTAAACCAAAGTAGTTATTTTTACCACTTGTGTGTTTGCCCCAGCCACTTTCTAATGCCCATTGAGCAGCAACAACTTCCGGGTATTTAACACCGGCTTTTTTGCTTGCGCTTAGTACACCGTCCCATGTGTTGGCATAGTCTTCTGTGGGTGCAGGTGCAGTGCGGTACTTAGAGGCAAAGGTCTCCAGAGTAGCTGGCGAGAGCGTACCCTGGAGCCAATTCCACGCTTCTACTTGATGCGGTAATTCGCTATCAAATTTTGCAGCATCCGCAAGCTGTATTGTCATTACCTTAAAGTCGTTACTTTAACTTTAAAGCAAGTGTATCAACTAGCCCAGGGAACACCCGCTGCTTTTGTCGGATGCTTTTGCTCATTAATTTGAGATTGCAAAGCAGCTTCAATCTCGGTGACCTTCTCGGCGCCACCAAGCTTGCCCTGCACCCAGCCGATGACGATCTCGGGGGTGAGGTCAGCGTAAGGGATGACGTCACTTTCAGGCTGCTCCAAGCCGATAGAGCCGTAGGCGGAGCTGGCGTAGGTGCCGTCGTTGGCGGCCACAGTGTAATGGACCGTGAACACAATGCCGTCAGCGGTGTGGCGCTCCATCTGGGCAACGCCCCAGGTGTAGTCAGTGGTAGTAGTCATGGGCTAGGCGGGGGTAGGTAAATTGTAGCTGGTGTGAGTAGTGAAGGTGACTACTCTCCTTCCAGTGCTGCAACGGCAGCTTCAAGGGTTTCGATGCGGGCAATGGCTTCCTGCAGCGCAGCAGTCAGGAGCGGCACCAGCTTGGATGGGTCGTAAGTCTGTGGAAGGATTTTTCCATCTTCATCAACCGCATCCTTTTCTCCGCCAACAGCGTTTGGAAACACTTCTTGAACTTCGTGGGCAATAAAGCCAATGTCCTCTTGTTGGCTTTCAATCCAACGATACGAAACCGGGCGAAGCTGCTTGATAAGATCAACTCCTCTTGCCAATGGCTCAACGTTTTCCTTTAGCCTGTAGTCAGAAGATGTTGCATAAACAAGCTGGCTTCCGTTGTAATAAATCTCCCCTCTTGTATTGCCACTGCTTCCAGATGCGAAACGAACATGGTAAGTATTTGTTGTATTGCTGCTATTAGCGATAAACAAAGTGGGCGCAGTGTTTACATTGTTTGCAAAAGCTGCGGCTGTAGTGAGGCCGCTCGAATTGGCGGCAACACCAAATAGCTCTGTCCCCAGCGCTGGGGTACTGGTGCTATTTACATACACGCCTCCACCACTCGTAACCCTCATCCGCTCCGTAGGACTAGCCGCTCCGTCAGCGGTCGTCGATAGTACGATCCTGCCCGGCATGTCACCAGCACCAGGGGTGCCGTCTACTTCTGCGGAAATACGCGCTGCTTCATAGTCAGTAGAAGTGTGAAAGCCGTACCACCTCAAATAACCAAGTTGGCCATTATTTCCTACGTTGTCTCCAGATGCCCCAGAAGAAAGTTTTATGGAGCCGGGGTTGCTGTTGGTGCGGCGCAAAGACAGCAGGGATCCAGACGTTGAGGACACCTGATTGAGATAACTGTCAAAGTCCGTAGACGTGCCAACTAAGAGCCTGCCGCTGGAGTCGATGCGCATCACCTCCGATGTAGATACTGAACTATTTTCAGCAGCTGTTTGATTTGCGCCTATGTACCATTTGTGAATGTTACCAGCAATTGTATAAGCTCCTCTTGCAACGGCAATACCAGTTGAGCTAAGAAATGCACCAATAGCAGACGTGGATGGTTTTACTGCGCATCCAATAACTGGTCCGCCGCTACTATACTCACTTCCTATAACGGTAAGTGCACCATCGCTACCGTAATAACCTCTAAGAATTTCAGCGCCGCTTGGAGCATCGACAGAACCTGCTGTAATAACTCCACTCCTTACCTCTAATTTTGTCAGCGGGCTTGTAGTCCCAATCCCTACGCGGCCGGAGCTGTCGATGCGCATCCGTTCGGCGCCAGATGATCCCGTGCCAAAGATTATTTCACTTGCTCTGGCATCAAATGGAGTTGCATAGCTATTTGTCGTAAAACCAAGGCCAGCAGCACTGCAGCTTATATTTGCCTCTTGTGCCCCCCCTGAAGAGCGGAGTGTTAGCAACCCATTGCTAGTGCCGGCTACTCCAATATCAATACGCTTATAGGTAGCAATGTTTGTTGCTGTCGTGCCAACACCAATATTCCCGTTTGCGTCAACAAACACCCGCCCTGTGCCATTAGTTGAGATGGCTACTTGGTCAGCACCGGGGCTGTAGATGCCGGTGTTGGCATCGCCAAGTATTGAAAGCGATGGCGCCGCAGCCGTACCTGAGGCAATTACTCCTGAAGTAAAAGTAGCCGTAGCGCCACTTAATGTAACAAAATTCCCACTAGTAAAGCTTGACTGAGTACCCGTTACTGTTGCACCTGATACTTGAGTTGTAAATACACCAGACGCAAAGTTAGCCGTTGTTCCTGTTACCGTAGTACCAGAAACGGTTGTTGTGCCAATTAAAACAGCTCCTGCAATGGTTCCGGATACAGTGACGCCACTGGTAATAGCTCTATAAATACCAGATGCTGTTACGTTTTGATCGGCGCCGCCTTGATCAAAGGTAATATTATCAACTTTTACAGTACCGTAAGCCATGGTTTTATCTCTTCCTTTTTTTATTCTAGCTTAAAAATAAAAACAAGTAATTACCGTGCTTTGATTAATTCTTATGTTGCGATTAATCCCAGAGTTCGTATACGCGTTAACAATAAATTAAGTTGCGTAATAGCACTTGCCGCATCCGTTGCATTTGCTACAGCGGAGGGTTGAACCACAGGAGTGGAATTATAAAAACTAATTTTTTGTGTAGTGGAGGTGCCTATTTTAGTGCCAGTACCAGTACCTATTTGAATATTGCTGGAATCAGTGAGACCCACTACACCAGTAATAGTTACATTTCCATTGATGGTAATATTCCCAGTAAATCCTCCAGCAGAAGTATTGGGGTAATACAGATTTAAGTACTCCCTAAACTCTGTGAACGTAATTCTTTTATTACGTAGTACTGGGTCAACTTCAAATACGTGAACAAGAGTTAGTAGATCCTGGTCAACAATATCCACACCAGGGATACTAGGAAATTCAGAAATCCTTCTATTGGCCACTTAAGTTTTACAAATACCCTTAAAAGAATTATAGGTGTCCTTCACCCAGTGTCATTTCATCTTGATTTCAATACGTGGCAAGGTATTGACGGCAAAATTTACAGCTAGTTGAGTGCCAAATACAAGGCCACACGACAATAAAAGCATGAGACCAATCTCGGCAACAGTCAAAGACCGTTTCACGTAAACAATTTTGGGAGCCAAAGAATTAATTGCAGGGTTTGCCACGTAGGTACCAGGGGGCAATGGTTCACCTATCTGATACTCAACTTTTTTCTGTTGCTGATACGTCTGCATAATTGCGGCCTCCCTTGCACGTGCTTTGAGTTGCTCTAGTTGTTCAGGCGTAATGCCTTGTTGCGCAGGGGGGAAATTACTAGCAGGAACTTGTTCTTCCATGAGGCATGCAAAACGCTTAATAAAACTGTAGCATTTAATCAAAAGGATTGCATTATGACCCAGCCTTTAAAAAAGACCTTAGAAGATATTGCTTTTGAGTTGCGCGGCATTAAGCATGTTCTATCCAGCATGTGGCATTCCCGTTACAAAAACGATGACACCGACCAAGTTAGCCCTGAGTTTTTTGCAGATGAGTACATTTCAACTGAAGAGTGTGCCCGTCGCCTGGGCGTAACAGACCAAACGATACGCAACTGGATTCTTGTGGGCCGTAAAGAACCAGATAAAGGTTGGATCCAAGGTGTTCATTACATCATGATCAATCCTTTGACAAAGAAACAAATCATTCGGATCCCTTGGAACCGCTTGATTCTTTCTTATTCCAAGGGCGATGAGCCGACATTGCGATCCTTTGATAAGGGCGGGCCTTTGTACCAAGATCACCGTACTAAAAAATCGGCTCACATCCCAGACCCAACAAAGCCTCGGATTGATATGGACGAAGAAGAGGAGGATGAAAACTCATGACAGTAAATCGTTTTTCTAATTTTTCAATAGATAAGGTAACCATTGAAAATTATGAGGACGTTCTTCCAGAATCAATACGTCTTCAAGTTGAAATGTTCTTGCCTCCCAGTGGATCGTTTGATAGCAAGTGCTTACGCCGCTACTTGGAAAACTTAAAAGAGTATGAAGAAGAGGATCCGCATTCGTCAATGACCTTGGCAAATAGGTTGCGACTTGCCTTCATGGATATGACCGCAGACACAATCTGCGGTAAGTTCCCAGGGGCGGACCTTCCTTTGAAGAGAAGGTTGCGTTGCGTTGCCGAATATTTGATTCGTGCTGGAGAATTTGATAAGCTAAGAGACGTAAACGGCAAGCTGGTTAAAAAACGAGGCGTACTTGGCAAGTTGGTAGTTTTGTATCAGCCCTTACCCAAGATGCAAGACGTTTTACACCGTCAAAAATTGTTACCCAATGAACAGAAGAGAGCAGTTAATCAGTAAAACCCTCAGTCCTTCAATGGATGAGAAGGAGGTCAAGATGCTGGATACTACCATGCGCTTGATTCTTGGTGATATGGGGGAGATGTATGCTCAATTCTGGAGCGCCGAGGGGCCTGGCGTTATGTGTTTCCAGCCAGAGTCAAAGGAACGCTCTATGTTTTATATGACGCTAGAAGAGTTACATTCTGCACAATCCTCTTGCGAATCCGACCACCAAGGGGATCTAGCAGAAAGCTTCAGACGCATTCTTGAGGCCGCTCAAAAGATTGATCCTACAGAAAAAGCTGGCTACATCATCAATGATGCAGACGGCATTCGCTATTTAGAAATAGACTATAACAAGGGGCTTGATACGTAATGCCTGCTTTTGTCGGCAACAAAAAAGTTGAAGCTTACGAGTGGATAAGCAATCGCGACTTGGTTGATTCAGCTCATCTACTGATGGGTAACATCGACCTTGATCCAGCTAGTTCCGAGATGGCGAATAAATATGTCAATGCAAAAAACTTTTACACCATCACTGATGATGGCTTAAATGACCAGGAGTGGCATGGTAGTGTCTATCTATTCCCACCGAACAAAACTTATTTTTGGAATACTAAAGCTTATCGGTGGAAACCAACGAGAGGCTTGTCCCCTACGTTGACATCAGGTTATGCGCTCTGGTGGCAAACATTAAAAAGAAAGTGGTTGAGTGGAGAGGTTGACCAAGCTGTCTACTTCTGTAATTGTCCTGACATGTTTCAATACTGTCAAGATATTTTTGATCACCCCATTTGCATCCTTCGTACGCGCCCTATTCTTCTTCAGCATTTCTTAGCAACTGATGAAATCAAGTCAAGAAACACCTGCATCTCTTTTGTAGTGTACCTCCAGCCCAAAGAGTACACCTCCGATGCCACTCAAAATTTTATTGATATTTACGGCGACAAAGGCAAACTTCTCTACTAAGTCGGTTAAACTGATCAAGCTTGACTGACGTTATGAGCATTCTTTCCGACCGCGAAATCAAACACCTGGCACTTGAGCAGGGAATGATTCAACCTTTTCAGGACCGTCTTATCAGCGAAGAAGATGGTCGGCGCTTGTTGAGTTATGGGCTTAGCTCCTATGGCTATGACATTCGCCTGTCACCTAAACAATGCTTAATCTTTGGTGGAGTCCAAAGGGGAGACTGTGATCCAAAGAATTTTGACCCAGATATTTTAAAGCCTGCCGAGTTGTTAGAAGATGAAAAGGGTCAGTACTTTTTAATTCCACCTTATGGTTATTGCCTAGGAGTGGCAGAAGAATATTTAAATCTACCTGCCGACGTAACCGTTGTTGCAGTAGGCAAAAGCACTTATGCCCGTTCCGGTATCCTTGCTAATATCACACCAGCGGAATCAACTTGGAGTGGCCATTTGACACTCGAAATCAGCAATTGCACTGCTTTGTTTAATCGTATTTACGCCAACGAAGGAATCTGTCAACTCCTTTTCTTTCGCGGCAATCCTTGTGATGTGACTTACAGTGACCGCAAAGGTAAATACAATGATCAACCAAAGGAAGTAGTCTTTAGTCAGGTTTAAAACCCTCTAAAGGTACCTGAGTATCCGCTGGGCTTACGTGCATAGTTCGTGCTCCCAGCGGTACCCACAGTGTCTCCAAGGCTTGGTAACTGCACACCAGCGATCACAGCCTCTCCCCTAGGTGTTTCACCTCTGATTCCTGGTTCAGCAATCTGACTACGTTGACGGTAGGCCCCAGCGGTTTTAGCTGCTGCCATGTATTTAGAAATTCTGTCCTGTGCGTCTTCTTGGTGTTTCCTGTCACCAAACTCTTTGATACGGTCGGCATATTGCTCCTTTCCTTCTAGGTCTAAACGACGAAGGTCTACGTCCCGGCTCTGTTCAGGATTTAAGTCAGACGAGTCAACACCAGAAGTACCGGCGTCTTGCCGTGGGTCGTAAGTTGGGTCTAAGAATCTTGCCATGATAATATTGTAATTGAAAGAATTTAAAGGCTAAATATCCCATGATGCATTCCGCCAGTATTCCGGATGCGTTCCTGGATAGCTTCATCGGTAGCAATGATGAAGTTAAAAAACGTTGTTTGTCGCCACTTGATTTTGGTGATGAGCTAGACAACGAAATGAATGACGTGCCACTCCAAGATATGTTCAACAAAGGGCTCGTTTTAACACAACAAGGCCGCGAGCGTCAAAATTTGCAGCTTGAGGGGGGCGAACGCTGCGGACTTACTGGCTATATACCCAGCGCTGAGGAAGGGCTGATGATGGGAGCATCACCCAAGCCACAAGGGATCTTGATGGCATTAGGGAAACCGGATGAGAATCAAATTGAAATGTCTAAAAAGCGCCGTGGGATAACGCGCTAATTTTTTTGGCAATCAAGCTGTCCAGGCCAATTACGGTTGTTTTTAGAGCTGTTTTCAAATTTGGTTAAAATTTGTAAATTGTTTTCCACATGCAACCCACACATATATTTACTCTGCAAAGGGTATATATGATCTACTTCATGTGGGATTCCTGTTGTTTTACTTAAGTATTTGGCTCTATCATAAACTTCTTTTATGGCGTCAATATTGCTCCATGCCGCCAATGCTTTTTTCTTGACCGCCCGTCGCTTGGCCGTAATGGCAGTTACTTTACCTGGATTTTTTTGTGCCCAACACTCATTCATTTTTCGGCGACGATCTGGATGATTAAGATTCCATCGGTTTTGTATTTTGCGCATGCGTTCACGATTTAATTGCTGCCAACGCTTGTCACTTTTGCGTTTTTTATCAACATTGTTTTTATTCCATTCTCGTTTGCTTTTATTTTTGCACTCTCTACACTGTTTGTCAGTTGCCGGATACCAGTGCAAACCTTTGCGGCAAAGCTTTTGTTCAGCTAGAATTTCCATGTGACCAGTTCTGTGGTTGCCGTTGGGCAGGGTATTAGCGTACCGCTGCCCTTAAATTATAACAGTTTTTAAAATGCCCTTAGCAAACAAAAACGAATTGTTTGAGCCGATTATTGAGTGTAAGGATGGGTTCTGCCCCATGCCTCAACCAAAAGTTGACATGGTTAATCACCCACCACACTATTCCAACCCAAATAAAAAATTTGAAACTATCGATAAGATCGAGGATGCGGTTCAGTTTGCACCTAATCCTGTTCTTGGTGGGCTCCAATGGCAGGTGTTGAAGTATATGGACAGACTCTGGGACAAAAAGAACCCTAAGCAGGATGCTCAAAAAGCTCTCTGGTACCTCACTCGGTTAATTGACAAACTTGACTAGAAAGGGCTTAATTCCTTTCTTAGTTCGTCATTATCGTCATCTTCGTCATCATCATCGTCAAACTCGTCGGAGCACATCAAGGCCAGCTCAGTTAACTCAAGCTGAGTTGGCATGTCCCATTCAAGTTCAATATTCTCATCAGCCAGGATATCTTTGACGGCTGCCCACTCAATCATTCGTCGGTGATACAGGTTCAGGAGTGCGGCATACAGTTGATCCCATGTCATTTCCTGAGCTTCTAGCTCTGCTTTGCGCATAGCAAACTGCAGTTGCAGTGGAAGCTCTAGCTCTCTTGGATGGACTGTTTCTTCCATTTGCATGCGAGTCACCTAGGAATATTCTAGGTCCAGTTATCGATGGTACTAGGTAGCCTATCACTCTCTAGGTAATCAATGTGGTATTCATCCAGGATAAAGTCATTGGCAAAACTAGCCAGGATGTAGGGGTTCAACTGAGCTTCCAGTCGCCTAATGGCTGTGATATGACGTGGCAAAGCGGTATAGTCACGAAAAGCTTTAAGCAAAATATCGCCTGAAACAAAATTAGAGTCGTTGATTTCGTCCAAGAAAAGAAAGGACTCTTCTCGGCGACGGTTAATGAGACCACCAATGGCACGGTCGTAATCATCAAAGATCCAACGAGAGATCTCTGCTGTTGCCTCGGCCCAGTTTTCACACTCAATCTGATCAATCAAGTTGCTGTATAGAAAAGCATCCCACCCAACTGAGTGAATAAAGGAGATTAATGCTTCTTTCATCGAGGAATCTATACCAAGATTCAAGCGTTTGATATCTTCTTCGATGATCTCCATGTCATGAACTAGATACTCTAGTGCCTTCTGCTGGGAGCAACACTGACCTTTCTTTACTGCTGTACCGTCTGGGTAGTATTGAGATCCATAACCAAACGTATAAGGTGCTGCACCTGTACTGGGATCAGGATAAGCGGTCTCACTGTATCCTTCGTACTTCTTGATTATGCTAGATGCTCGCGCAAAAGAAGACATAAGATGTAACCCAGTTACATCCCATAATAAACATATATTACGTAAAGGTGTTAGCCCTTACCTTGTCCACGTGATTTCTTTCTTCCGTGGTTGGGTTTTGAATGCATCCCCTGGCCTTGCTTGGTACCCTTGGGCCGGCCTTCTTTTTTCTGAGTAAGTGATTTTACTTTATTCATTTAAGTCACCAGTTGTAGTTACAGGCCCACCAACCGGGCGTTAGTTTGTCTTTCTTGTCGGAACAGTTGTGACGTGATTTAAAATTATCACGGCGTTTTTCATCTTTGTGTTGGAGGTAATCTTCGTATCCCCTGGCACCAAAACGGACAATTCCTTCTCTACCATCTTGGCAAGCCTTCACCACGTACTTGTGTTTATCTCCTTTAGGAGCGCGTTGTGGTTTATTACAAGCCATCTCACTTTTCTGATAACGCTTAGCAGCGGTAGCAGCTTGCTTTCGTTTGTCTGCCATCAGAGACCCTTGAACATGGAAGTAAACTCACCCAATATGGATGAACCAGACTTGGACTTAGTTAAGGGTTCCTCCTCATCTTCGCCCATTGCAATTCTAAAGTAACTATTTGTTTTAGGCTCTGGTTTATCTGTTGTTACTTCCGGTTTGTCTGTATCAAAGAAACCTTCGATAGTACCAAGAGATGCAAATGGATCTTTAAAGTCAAGACCTGTTGTTTTTAACGCTTCATTTTTTCCTGATTTAGTGAGTAACACCTGCTCACCTCGGTCCATGTCAGGGAAAAAATCATTGTAAAACTCATCTTCAGTTCCTTTGAATCCAGCGGATTGAAATGTTTTATACAACTCAGTTTCGCCTTTTATTTCTTGATCTTTGTAGTCTTCAGGTCTTTCAATGTAAGTGACACCAAGCTTCTCTTGCGTAGGCTTCTGGCGTTTTTCGTTTAAGTATTTAATATTCTCACGAATCTCTTGTGCTGAACCCGTGCGTAACGTTTCTTTTACATATTCTTTTAAGTCGGTGATATCTCCTTTGAAATCATCCATGCCATAACGCTTCAGTACTTCATCCCAAGTTTTTTTGTCATTTGGATCCAAGCCTTCCAGCATTGAGTCTGCAAATTCGTCTGGTGTTATAAATTGACCAAATACGGAGCCAGACTTTAAAGCTTCTTCTTTTAACGCAGGAAGAATTTGCGTGTAAATATAGTCACTAACTTTGCTTGTATTTAAAATATCATCTGCAGAGTCATAGCCCTTACCCTGTCCTTTAACTTGAAAGTGCATACGAGCAAACGCATCTTTATCATTCACGTCTATTCCAAATCTATAGGCTTGAGTCTTCCAGTATTCATCACCTTTTTTAGCAGCTTCCCAGTCAGCAGCGACGGTTGCAGTTTGATCTAGATATGCGCTCTCCCTGGCTTTGTCTCCTGTTGGGCTGAAATAAAAATTAGAATCAAAGTAGCGCCCAGGTGTTGTCTTGAGTTGATCTAAGTAAGATTGTGCGCGGACATCTGCAACTAACTTGGCTGCGTTCATAATGTCTTGTGTTTGGAAAGGGTTTTGTTCTGATTGACGCACATCAAGATACTCAACAAATTCATCCATAGATTTTGATTGATCAAAGCGTGGTATCAAATACTTGTCTACAAACTCTTTAGCAAAACCAGCTTCTATCTTTA